ATCAACTATTAAATATTTACCCGCCAGAGTGGGATCAATATTATCACTCTTTTTATCTTTCATTGAATAATCAGGATATTGTAAATCAACTTTAGTACCTACAGCTAATGTGAAATTACCAGGTAAAACACAAGTTATTTGTTTCATCATTAATGAAAAAAGTATTGCTTTTCTTTGTGCTATAACTTTTTCCATATTTTCTGGTTTCATATAAGGCATTCTTTTCTTTATATAAGAACTTGTTGTTGCAAAAGAATCAGTATGTCTTAAAATTACATGGCTATCATATGAATTAATATTTTTGTTACCATCTCTATCTGAATAAACACTAAAATTAATATTTTCAGTTTTATCAGGTGATTTTATGTTTGATAAAACATCACCAATATTTCTTTGGAAAACACCATAACTTCCAGTTAATGTGTCAAATCCAAGATAACTACTAGCATCAACACCTTTTGACACTCTATTCAAAACATTTACTTGTTCAGTTACCGTACTTGCTTGGACACCAAGTATTTCTCCAGGTTTGCTATCAGAAATATTTTTTGGCTTAAAATTGATAGGAATTGCTGGACTTTCATTTAAACGAGATAATGATACAAAATTATATCCATTTACATTTTCAAAGAAAAGAAATGAAGGCATTTGATTGATATCTAATGCTCTATTTTGACACCAAAGTATTGCTGTTAATGGTTTATAATTTGGTATTACTATATCATTTAACCCTAATGAAGATTCAAAAATACCGCCTAATTTTTCTTCAGAAGTATTTAACTTATTCATCAAAATATCTAAAACAAAATCTGAATAAAGACCAGAATACGATCTATTAACTTTCATCTGTTCTGATAATATAAATTCTTCTGAAACAAAATTCAATACATAAACTTCACTGGATTGACCAATATTCTTTCTATCGCTTACAGAATATATTCTGAATGTTTTCTTTATACTGGCAAAATCATCTTTTGTTTTTGAGATATCTATTTTTAAATATTCAGTCCCATCAAAATTTATCTTTCTCATCAATCCGACAGCATCACGAATTAAAATATTTCCAGACATTACTGGACTAAAAAAACTTTCATATATGTTCAATTCTTCAAATAAGTTTTGAATTGAATAAGGTTTATCAAGAATCCTACTGACTATTGAAAGTTCATTAATTACGAAATCAGTAGATCGTTGTATTGATTGAATTGGCATTACGCAACTTTAGCAATATTTTTAAATTCTTTTTCAGCACCCGGAACAAATTCAGTTTTCAATATCTTTATGGATTTCTTTGAATCGTTCAAGTCAACTTCATAATCATAATAACTTTGTGTTTGCTTTGACACTTCAACTGTAATAGAATTGCCATCACCTAATGAATAAGTATTTGTTGATATAGTGACATTTGCATATGCAGCAGAGTCAATATTAATTATATCTGTTTGGACAGTACCAGAATAATTATCTGTTCGTGTTATAATTTGTTGATAGTTTTTAACATTACTTTGGGCCCATGGAATAGATCCGTATTTGTTTTCAATATAGTTATTCAATACAGATTGTTGCATTGGCCAATCAAATAAAGGATCAACAATATCATTGAATAGAAGAATAATCCAATGTCTTTCAGGCGAGTCATATATTTTACTAGCTAAAATTTCTGGAGTATCGCCATCTTGAATTATATATTCATAATATGCAGCAGTATTTTTTTTGATATTTTCATCAAAAATAAATCTAAAATTCAGGTTAGTGATTAAATCTACACTTTGTGGATTATCATCTAATGAATAATTAATTTGTGGAAAATAACTAAAGAAATTTGCCATTTTTAATATACCTGTGAAGAAATACCACCAGCTTGTTGTCCTGTTAAGTATTCTTTGGTAATAATTTGCGTTTCTGTGAAGTTTAATGATAAACGAATTGATACTGGCATACCTGTACCACCAATAGAAGGATTAGAATTGTTAGAAACTTCAAATGCTGCCCATCCATCTGGCGCATAATTTACAGAAACACTGTTAAGAACACAAGTGGAAATTTGAGGTATATTTGGATTAACAGTTCCATTATAAAAGAATGAAATATCAAATTCGGATGGTGGTATTAAATAACGACCAGAAACACCTTTTAATATCTCAGGCGCAGCATGAAATTTAAACAATCTTACTATTTCCATTATATCTTTAGCTTCTTGTTGACTTCTTGGTGTAAGTGAGAAATCAAAATTA